CCCGTAGCCGTTGGATTACGTTCTTTGCAGAATAATAGCAATTCATCATTTCGCTCGTAATTGTTGACAGGTGGAGAAATTATGTCGAATATTCGAGTGCCGAATTTGATTCGCATATTAGATTCGACGCCTTTTGTGTACCGTAGAACGACACGATGGGTTATTTCGCCTAATTTAATATCAGCGTCTAAGCCAAGTGCTTCCCTTCCAGATATAGGAAAGACGCCAACCCTCGCGGTGAAAGCGTCTTCCCAATTATCATTCTCATTTTTTGAGGTTTCGCCATAAGAATTCTGCGCGTCCCTCAATCTTTGGAAGGTAACAACGTGGCGATATTTGCCTGAATTGATTCTTGCCATTTCATCACCTACAAAAGATTTACTGAGTGCATATTCAATATGGCTTGGATTGCAGGGTTAACGCTTGTGTTTTCCACTGTATAGACGCGATTATCGTATAACTCAGCCGAAAGTATAAAGACCGCCATACTTAAATCCTCGCTTATATCTAATTGTTCGGAAGGTAGACCTGTATAATTCTTTACAAAAGCCTTGGACGCTACTAGAATCGCCTCAATTAGCTTGTCGTCTTCCGCGTGGTAAACGTGTAAGTAATTTTTTATTTCTTCAATCGTAATTTTACTGATTCGCATTATTTATTCGCCTTTTTTGCAGTTGCAGGTTTTTCAGAAGCAGAGTTTACGCCTGCTTGTTCAGCTTGCGCGACTTCTGTATTTCCTTCTGTTTGCGCCTGATTCATAGCGTTCATAGCTTGGGAAGCCTGTTGCGCTTGACGATTCGCCTGAGACTGTTGACCTTGCTGTTGTTGCTGTTGTTGCTGTTTAGCTTGGTCTAAAGTCTGTTGTAGCTGTTGAGCCTTTAAAGTGTCGCCTGCTTGCTGTAAGCGAGTGATTTCTTGCTCCACCGCAAAATGCGAAGACTGTTGGCGAACTTGGGCGAAGTTTTCTTGGTCTTTTAAAGTCTTTTGGTTATGTTCGTGATTAGCCATAGAAACAGCTTCGTTTGTTAAAGCGTTCCTTTTGCCTACTTCTTGTTCAAGGGTCTTCGTTTGCTCAAAAGCTTGCAACGCCTGTCCTTCAACTTTTTGTACATAACCTGCTTGTTCTAATTCGCCTGCCAGTTGTTCGTTTTTAACTTCAAACATTTCGTCTAGCGCGCGAGTACCTACTTTATCGTGATAAAAAGACATTCTTGCTTTTACTAAAGCCATAGTTTTTCCCCTCCTTTCGATGACATATTTTTTATTTTTGCCTAATTCGCCTGTTTTAGCCGAATTAAACTCCTGCAGTTTCCATAACGGAGATTTTTTGGTCTTCGATGATACGGCTATCCAGTTCTACGTAACCTACCACGCCAAGGGCGTGTTGAGTTGCGAACAATTCTGTTAAAAGTTGAATCTCGATTCCTTGGGCGAGTTTAACATAAAGCCCTGAATAGTCACCGTATGCAACCGCATTAGTAGGGGCGTTTTCAGAGATAAATACTGGTTTTCCCAAAATTTCCCAACCAAATGGACCTGTAATATCTCGGTTTAAAAGATAGTTGCCATTTGCGTCCTTTAATTTACGGAAACCTGCGAAAGTTGCTTTATTCATTATCCACGCACACGCGTTTTGGAACTGTTGAGGAATAGAAAGCTGTTGTGAAATTAAATCATCGGCTGTAAAGGTTGCTCCTGCAGGCGTTACAGTCGTAACGTTCGCGTCTGAGAAGATACCTGTCGCAGAAGTTACGCCTGCACCGATAAGCAATTCGCGCTCAATGAAATTTGAAATCGACTGAGCCATTTGATTCGTTACGAATTGGGCTAAGGCAAAATCAGAGCGATTTAGTAAAGAACGTGATAGAGTTACTAAAGAGCCTGCGATAAAGTTTTGAAGTTTACGGCTTGTAAAGTTGCCGTTTTGGGCTGTAAGTTCTTGAAGGTCAGCAACATAAGCTGTAACGATTGAATTCGTATCGAAAGCAGGAAAAACAAGGTCGCCACCTACATTAAATACAGTTGCGCGTTGGTAAATCGGGCTAAGTTCTTTTACGCGAGTGATAATATCGTTCGCAATTTCAGTAGGGATAATTGCTCCGTTATTCGCAACATCAAGCGCGCGAGTATCACCTTTAATGTACTTAACAAACTTGTCTACTGCTAAAGCACGTTGTTCTTCTTGCTCTGGTGCTTTCGCCTGAGTTTTTTGAGAAGCCATTTGTTGAGCAACGGTTTCAGCTTGAATCGTTTTGTCGATTTGCTTGATTTCGCTTTGAATTTGGTCGAATCGAGAAGATTCTTCTTCTTTCATCGAGCGTGTTTCGGTCTTAACTGTGCTAACTAAAGTTTCTGCTTCTGTAATTAAGTTGTTTCTTTGCTCTAAAAGACTAGGCATAGAGCGTTTTTCAATAGCTTTAAGCGTTTTCATTTATCGGAATTGCCTCCTTTAAGTTGCAATAAAATTAACTCTTTTTCTAGGTTTTCAAAGTAATGAGAATCAGGATTGCTCCTATTTTCTTCCTGTTGCTTAGTTTCTTCGAGTTTTTCGGTCTTATCCTCTGTTTTAGTCGAATTATCTTCGACTTTCGCCTCAAAGTCCTCGGTTCTGGTTTCGGTTAGCGTATTGCCGTCTTCGCCACGCTTCTCAATCGAAGTTGCGAAATATGCAGGTTGAATATCTAAGATACTCACCTCATACAACTCAATCTCTTTAACGGTTCGTTTGTTCTTGCCGTCAGAGCGCTTTTCCCAGAAGTCTTGTAAAGCCGAAAAACTAAAAGACCAACCGCGCAATTCGCCCTTTTCAGCTTTTTCCATAACTTCTTTGTCGTATACTGTCGCAAGCGCGCGAAGCCCGATATTATCTTCATGTAATGAAAGTTCGCCTGTTTTGGTAGAACCCAATTTACGGTTAGGATTATGGTTAAAGAGCAAATCGACTGAATCAGTTTTTTGCAAAGCCCGTTCAAAAGTCTTAGGTTCGATTTGTTCAATAAAAGGACCTTGGGGGCTTGACAATTCGCGCGAATCTCTAGCGCAAACATTTACATAGCCGTCAAGGATAACTGAATCACTTCTAATTTCAATCCGCATTGGATTTCTCACCTCCTTTCAGGACATAAAAAAAGCCCTATTTGTGGGCTACTGGACAGGATTAGTCCCGTTGTTTACTTGTACACCGATTTGTACACTTCCAGAAAAAAGGAAAACCCAAGGATGGCAAAACCCTTGGGGATAACGAAAGGAGATGACACAATGGGTCCATCTCCCTATATTCTCACTCTGGATTACAAAGTTTATACAATGAGGTTAAATCTATTGCTCCATGACCTTCACTTGTCGGTTTAAAACCTAAACTACAACTCGTTTTTGCGACTAAGGCGTAGACTTCGGATTCTGTCAAAGTTCGCCCGAAATACTTCTCACCCATATTAATAATTAAGGCGATTGCCCCTGTCACATGAGGGGTCGCCATGCTCGTACCCGAGAGTACAGCGTATTGACCTGTCGGATAGGTCGATAAGACATCAACTCCTGCCGAGATAAAATCGACTTGGCGTGAGTTATTAGAGAAATAGGCGAGTTTCTTGTTTTCATCACAAGCGCTAATAGTAACGCACTCCCCAATAAGAGCAGGATAGCCGTATTCGAGCGTTTCCTCGTTTGCGTCTCCTTCATTTCCAGAGGCGACAACCACAAGTATACCCTCCGCGCAAGCTTCCAAAATAGCACGATGTTGTTGCCTGTCATTGTAAGGACCCCCTAGCGACATATTCATTACGCGCACGCGTTCACCATTAGGACCACGCCATTTCGTAGCCCACTTAATTGCGTCCGTAATTCCTTTGTAAGAGCCACTTCCATTCGCCCCTAATACTTTGCAAATTAATAAACTTGCTTCTGGTGCAACTCCAACAACGCCCGAACCGTTTTCGCTTCCTGCGATTGTTCCTGCTACATGGGTCCCATGACCATTTTTATCTGTGAAATCGTCAGGTCTACCTTCGCCTGTAAAGTTACGACCTCCTATGATTCGGTCTTTTAAGTCGGGGTGAGTGGTGTCGATTCCTGTATCTAAGATACAGACCACAACCCCTTTCCCTTTTTCGCCTTTTTCCCAAATCTCAGGGGCTTTCAACATATTTACACCGTAAGGAATTTCGCTCGCTTTTTCTTGTACTTCCTTGACTGTAAAAGGTAAAAGCTTGACTTCTGGACGTTCTTTCATATAGTTCGCTCCTATCCTGCAGGTACAGTAAAGTTGAATCCTGCTTCTGGTTGATTTGTTGCGTTGGCTGTATAATCAGCAACTTGGGTCCAAGCGACATTATCTTTAGAAACACTAATTATAAATTGTGTAGTTCTTGGGTCAGCTACAGGCGAATATCCCGTTACATTAATTGTTCCAATTGGATAAGTAGCGCCCATATCATAAACTAAAGTCGGAACTCCTTCGGCTGTCCACCATAACGGATAGCCTGCAGAATGAACTTTTGCTCCGTCTGTAGCTACCGCGATAGTACCGCCATTTGGAGTAGCGTACCCTGCATTTGGCAGTTTATTTAAAAGGCGATTTGTAGCCCCTTCTAACGCCTGTAATTCAACTAAACGAGAAGTTACGCCTGTTTGGTCGCCATAACCTACATAACGGACGTAACGCCATCCTGTAGGCGCTGTGCCTGTAGGAGTTGCGCTAACCTGAGCCGAATTAGTAGCTTTTCCATAGTTGCCTGCTTGAACCGTATAATAATAAGTCGTACCGTTAACGGCTGTGGTATCTGTATAGTTGCTTGGCGTAATATAT